TGGCGATTTAAATGCTAAAGAAGATGACGCTGGTAATAGAAATAAACCAGGCGGCATGAGTGCAAAGAAAGGCATGAAAAACGAGCCAGGCCACGGAGCGGAAAAGAAAGGCAAAGCACCTGAAAAGCCAGGCGCAGATAGCCCAATTGGAAGCTAAAATAAGGAAGTTTGAATGAGAAACTTACGAGAGCATTTGACATTTGATCAAGCACAAATTGTGCTTGAAGAAGCAAACGAAGGCAAAGATCTTTACATGAAAGGTATTTGTATCCAAGGTGACGTTCGCAACGCTAATCAGCGAGTGTATCCTGTAAATGAAATTGGCAGGGCTGTCAAAACTCTCAATGATCAATGTAAGAACGGATTTAGTGTTCTCGGAGAAGTTGATCATCCGGAAGGCCTTAATATTAACTTAGACCGTGTAAGTCATATGATCACAGATATGTGGATGGATGGCCCTAACGGTTATGGAAAACTTAAAATTTTACCTACCCCGATGGGACAACTGGTTAAAACAATGCTAGAAGCAGGTGTTAAACTAGGTGTCTCGTCGAGAGGTAGTGGTAATGTATCAGAAGACGGACAAAACGTTGTATCTGATTTTGAAATAATCACCGTGGACGTTGTGGCACAACCTAGCGCCCCTGGTGCATACCCTACACCAATTTATGAACATCTAATGAATGCTCGCGGCGGGTATAAGGCATATGAATTAGCACAGGCAACTAAACATGATAACAAGGCACAAAAGTATCTAAAGGAATCGTTGATTAACATAATCAACAAACTCCAATAAACCAGGAGAAAGTAATGATAGATGCACTGAAAACACTTTTCGAAAACGATGTAGTTTCAGAAGAGATCAGAGCACAAATTGAAGAAGCTTGGGAAAGCAAAGTTGCTGAAAACCGCCGTGCTGCAACTGCTGAACTTCGCGAAGAATTCGCAAAGAAGTATGAGCATGATAAAAGTACAATGGTAGAAGCAATTGATACAATGCTTTCAGAGCGCCTAGCAGAAGAAATTGCAGAGTTTGCAGAAGATCGTAAAGGTCTTGCAGAAGCAAAAGCAAAATATGCAATTGCAATGCGTGAAAACGCAGATCTTCTAAAAGGCTTTGTAGTAGAACAACTACAAAAAGAAATTCAAGAATTACGTGCAGACAAAGTAGCAATGGCTGAAAATTACAGCAAGCTAGAAGAGTTTGTCGTAGAAGCTCTGGCAGGTGAAATTGCCGAATTTAACGAAGATAAAAAAGATTTAGCTGAAACAAAAGTACGCTTAGTACGTGAAGCTAAAGCTCATGTTGCAAAAGTCAAAGCAGACTTTATTGCAAAAAGTGCGAATATTGTATCTGAAACAGTTAGCAAAACTCTTAACAAAGAGATTGCAGCTCTTAAAGAAGATATTGATACAGCACGTTCAAACGACTTTGGTCGTAAGATTTTTGAAGCATTTGCAAGCGAGTATATGACTTCTCACTTAAACGAGAAATCAGAAACAAACAAACTTCTAAAAGTTCTTGACGCAAAAGACAAGCAACTTGCAGAAGCAAAAGCATTTGCAGCGAAAGCAAAAACTATTGCAGAATCAACTAACGCAGAGAAAAAGCGTTTAGAAGAATCTGTACGTAGAGAAAAAGTTCTAAATGATCTAATTGCTCCACTAGCAAAAGATCAAAAAGAAATTATGACAGACTTACTGGAATCAGTTCAAACAAACAGACTACAATCTGCGTTTGACAAATACCTACCAGCCGTTATTGACGGTAAAGGTCCAGCGAAGCAGAAGGCAGTATTAGCAGAGGCAAAAGAAGTTACAGGCAACCGCGAAACAAATTCGCAAACTAACGTTAGTAGTAAGGCAGATGATGGAAATGTTTTAGACATTCGTCGTCTAGCTGGATTAAATTAAGGAGATAATAATGTCAGAACTACTAGAAAGTCGCTGGCAGGACACGAAGACAGCACTTCTTGAAGGCCTACAAGGCAACAAAAAGTCAGTTATGGCAGCTACACTAGAAAATACTCGCAAGTATTTGAGTGAAACTGCAACAGCTGGTGCTACTTCTGCCGGTAATGTCGCAACTCTTAACAGAGTTATTTTACCAGTTATTAGACGTGTAATGCCAACAGTCATCGCAAACGAGCTTGTTGGTGTTCAGCCAATGACAGGTCCAGTGGGTCAAATCCACACACTACGTGTTCGCTACAGCGACACAGTAGGTTCAGGTGCATCAGGTGCAACAGCAGGTGAAGAAGCTCTAAGCCCATTCAAAATTGCTGAAGCATACTCAGGTGACGGCACAAACGCACCAGCACCAACAGCGAGCCTAGAAGGTTCAGCTGGTAACAGACTAAGCATCCAAATCTTGAAGCAAACAGTCGAAGCCAAAACACGCAAACTAAGCGCACGTTGGACATTCGAAGCAGCTCAAGACGCTCAGTCACAGCATGGTATTGATGTTGAAGCAGAAATTATGGCTGCTCTAGCACAAGAAATTACTGCTGAAATCGACCAAGAAGTTCTATCTTCACTACGTACATTAGCAGGCGGTGCAGTTGAAACTTACGACCAAGCAGCAGTTTCAGGTACAGCTACATTCGTTGGTGACGAACATGCAGCACTTGCAGTTCAAATCAACCGTGCAGCAAACCTAATTGCACAACGCACACGTCGTGGTGCAGGTAACTTTGCAGTTGTTAGCCCATTTGCGCTAACAATCCTACAAAGTGCTACAACTTCAGCATTTGCACGTACAACAGAGGGTTCTTTCGAAGCACCTACAAACACTAAGTTTGTTGGTACTCTAAACAACGCAATGCGTGTATATGTAGATACATATGCAGGTGACGGCACAAACGTACTAGTTGGATACAAAGGTTCTTCAGAATCAGACGCAGCAGCATTCTACTGCCCATATATCCCACTAATGAGTTCAGGTGTTGTCCTAGATCCAAGCACATTCGAGCCAACAGTTTCGTTCATGACACGTTATGGATATGTTGAGCTATCGAACACTGCTTCATCTCTAGGTAACGCAGCTGATTACTTAGCAAACGTTGCTATCACAGATGGAAACGTAAGCTTCTCATAAGAGATAGTTTAATGATTAAACCATTAACAGGCCCTTCGGGGCCTGTTTTACTGATAAGTACTACATGGATATTAGTGTAGAAAAAACTCCTAAACAAAAATTAAGTCAATATGCAGTTGATACAGCAAGTAGTGTAAGTATTACACATTTGCCAAATGCTCACTTGTCTCTAGTAAAAGACGCAGCAATAGCATTAAATGATCAAGCAGGTAGTGCAAAAGCAGTTGCACACATTGCTGCACGTAATTTACAAAGTGAAAGCGAATTACATGAAAATTGTATTGCTATGCGTAAAGCAGGTGTTGATAAAGTTTTACTTATTGGAGGCAGCACTTACGAAGGAAAGGTGTATCAAACTTTTTATGAAGTAAAAGACGCTATACAAGACTATGGGTTTGATATGTATTGCGGTGTGTATCCACAGAGTGAAACGTATGCTAATATGCAATGGACAAAATATATGCATTTCAAAGGTGGTATTAGCCAACTATGTTTTAATCCACGACTGCTAAACACTTGGGAAAAGAAAACACGTTTTGGTGTAGCAACTAATTGCACATTAGAAGGATTATGGAAATATGCAAGACTATGCGGACTTACTGATAGTGTTGCATATGCACTAGGAAATTTACGTGGATTAACTTATGTAACTACTAAAGGATTTAACACTGTAAAGTTTGTTAGAGATTTAAGAGATAATCCAATTCATTTGTATAACTTTGGCAAGTTAGATCAAACACTAATGCAACTAACTTTTTCTTAATTTTTTTGACCAGTAAATAATATATGGAATGGAAAACAATTGATCAATATACATTTGCAAAGGAAGTAAGTAGTTACTACCAACCAGTACCGAATATAGAAAAACCATTATGGCGTCTCTATATAAAAGGTCCTGCCGGCAACATATATGCTAACGACATAGTATCAATTTATGATAGATATGATTACATAGATTTGTTGTATTGGGAAATGATTGCAGTCCGAGATGGACACTATCATTGTTGTTTGTCAGGAAAAACGTTTATCTTTTGATAACGTTTTTGTTGATACCACATTAGCCAAGCACTCAAGTGTGCTACACTCATAACTAACCACATCGCAGGCATTTCCCAATGGCTTCCTCCGCACATTGTTGCTTGCATGTGATTCATATTATATAGACTCCAAAGAAATCCTAAAAAGAATAAAGGACTCGGAGCAAGACTAAAAAATAAATTAACTTTTCTCATAAAAATATTTATATTTTTTTAAAAAAGTGGTTGACTTTTGTTTTGTATATGTTATATTAAGTACATAACAAAGACGACGGTCCGAGTTAGATAGTGCAAGGAAACGCTGCTTGGTAGAGGCAGTAACTTGGCTAGTAGCTGTAGTGGCAGCGTATGAGCAT